ACGAGGGGTTACGGCAGGTCGCCCTGAGCGGCGTGAGCGTCGTGCCCGACCTCGACGAACTTGATCATCCCAGCGTCGGTGAACCCGTACCCGGGAGCCAGGTTGACCAGACTGCACCGGCAGTAGGGGTGCAAGCCACCGACGCAGGGGGTGTGGTCGCCCCGCTTGTGGTACCCACCTGACAGCTCGGACATCTTGAACACCCGCGGCGTCTTGCCATCGGGCATCAGGTGAATCCGGCTGCACTCCTCGCACAGGTGCTGGTCGCGGACCACGATGAAGAACACGTTCGGGTCATCGATTCCGCGCGCGGCTGCGATCTGAGAGACGCCCTCCAGCGTGCCCATGTTACGGGCAGCAGTGGACTCAGTGTCGATGATCTTGCCAACGTTGTCGAGCGTCTCCTTCCAGACGGGAGCCAGCTCGCCGGACAGTACGGTCTCCGCGGACGCCGTCGGGTTGGTGAGCAACCAGGCGTTCACGGCGTGGATGACCTTAGACTTCACGCGCTCGCGCTCCGCGTCCAGGTAGCCACTCGCGACCTTCACCAGGCCGTTCAGCACACGCTCGTTCGGCTCGACGTCCTCGCTCATGGCGGACGTGCGGTAGAGGCCAGGGAGACTATACGCCGGCTTGTAGCCGATGTAGATCTTCTTGTCTCCGTTGTACTTGAAGAAGTCTGGACCGAGGGCTCGACCCTTGATGCGGTCGAAGAGCCGATCGACGGCCTTCTCGATGGTCTTCACCGACCCCTTGGTGAGGGTGATGACGGCCATTAGGTCCTCCGGTGGCGGTCAGCCTCGGAGACGACGTCCTTCGCGAGCTTCTCCAGGTCGGCTTCCATCTGCTTCAAGGCGTGGTCGACCGTGTTGCGGTGCTGCGCGAGGATTCGCTTCTTGGACTCAGGCAGCTGCTTCTCGCTCTTCGAGAGCACGGCCAGCGCCTGGTCGAGCGAGCGCGACAGGTCAGCGCCCGGCTTCTCGGACTGAGCAAGGCCGGTCGAGTTCTTGTCGCCACCGTCCTTCGGCTGGTCGCCCTGTGTCTGCTCTTCCTTCGTCTGAGGCTGAGCGCCAGGCGCACCACCTGGGGCTCCGCCACCACCATCTCCACCGCCGTCGGGCGGGGCCTGCGCAGCAGCCTGCGCCTGCTGCGCCTGCATCTGGAGCTGCTGGTACTGCATCCAGAACGGGTCGCGCACGTAGTGAAAAGACGGATCGGGTGGGAGGCCGAACAGCTCGGAACGGATCTCGTCGACGTAGCAGTACTTGTCGATGATCGCCTGCCACTGCGGGTTGAACAGGAAGTCGCCACCAAACTTCTTAGCGATGAGCGGCTTCTCCACCTGGCGCATGACGTCGTTCGGCGTCAGGTGGATCGGCATCTCAGTCTGCTGCTGGACCGCTTCCTTCTCTTGGGTGAGAGCGTCGAGACCGATGAGCCTCAGGCGGCAGAGCTTGGCGAGGTTCGGGTCGATCAGCGGGAAGATGACCGCGTTGATGAATTCCTCGAACTGAGTGATGAGCGGGCGGATGCCCTGGTCGCGGGCCGCTTCGAGGCGGTACTCGTTGTTCGACTCGGACAACGACTGGTTGTTCGTGCCGCGCGAGAGATAGGCCCAGCCGGGCAGCTCGTCGGGCGACATCTGGAACGCGGACAGAATCACGCGCGCGTTCATGTCGGTCAGGTACTGGAACTCGGCATCGCGCGAGGAGTTGTCGATGGACTCCCACGTGATCTCGTCGTTCGTGCCGACCGCGAACACGGGCATGCGCCACGCGTTGTTCACGGAGTTGATGCTCGCGTTGAACTGCTGCTTCACACGCTGGAGCGTGCTCTCGTCCACATCGTCCGACTTGAAGATAAGCATGCCACGAGCTGCGCGACCCGTCTGGAAGTAGATCTTGTTGTGCGTGGTGATATTGATGTGCGTCGTCACCGCGCTGATCATCGTGTCGAGCGGCGTGACGGGGTACCCGTCCAGCTCGACGTCGACGACCGGATAGAAGTTGTGGACACGCATCTCGTCGTCTGTAAACGCCTGCACTGGGCGCGAGTCGATGACTTGAATCCAGGCGTACGCGTCGTCGGCGAACTTCGCCTCGTCGATGCCAGACTCCTTCTTGGTCTCGTCGTAGCCCTTGATCTGCTTCAGCATGCGCACGGCGTTCTCACGGACCGAGTCCGCTGCGCTCTTCTGCGGCGTTGCCTTGTAGATCGTGCCAGCGTCAACCGGGCGGAAGTGGTGGAACACCTTCTGCCCTTCGAGCTTGTTCGAGTAGACGATTTCCGTCGCGATGCGTCCCAGGAGGACCGCGTTACGCGTCGACATCTGCAGCCACTGCGAGAACGACATGCGGTCGCTCTTCGACACGCCGTCAGTGTCACCGCAAGTCCAGAACTTCTGGTTGGCCTCCTGGATACGGGTGTCCAGTTCCAGCTTCTGCTCTTCAGTCAGACGCTTGTAAACGCCCGGGTTGACGGCGATCTGGTAGCCAGTCCCGAAGCGGTCGTAACGAGGACGACCGAACGTGGCCATCTGAGTCTCACGCGCGCGCACGATGGCCGCAACGAGATCGTCCTGAATACCGAGCCGCTTGAGCAGCGAGTCTGGCAGGAGCTTGAGCTTAGCGCGGTAGACCGACTGGTACTGGTTGACGATCATCGGGTCGGTCTCGAACGCCAAGCGTTCGACCGAGTCCTTCGGACCGTTCAACAGATTCAGCAGGCTCTTCGCCAGCGAGGGCGGACCGGTGTCCTCAGACTTCTCCACCGGAGCCTGGTCCATGGAGAACTTCACCTGCACCGACTTCTTCGGAAGTTCGAAGGAGTCAGAGAAGATGGAGGAGATAGTGGACTTGCGGGCCACTGGTTACTCCGCGCTCGCGACAGTGATCTTGGCGCGCGCGCTGGAGCGGTTCACGAGCACGAGCTTCCAGACGGTACCGAACTTGGTCTCCCAGCCCTCGAACCCGAGGGTCCCCGCGAGCAGGGGCTCGATGCGGTTCTCGGTACCGGTAACGCCGTTGTACTGCACGGCGACCTCCTGGTCGGTCATGATCAAGACGAAGCGCTTACGGTTCGTGTAGACCGTAATGCCGGCAGTGCCGGGGACGATGTCTGACTCCTCGCCGAGCGGCGCAGTGGACTGGAACTGGACCCACCCCGGAGTGACCGCGGTGATGTCGAACGATCGGAGAGTGGCCAGCGCGAACCCGTCCGACAGATCGACGGTGTCGCCGACCTGAACGCCCGCAGACGTGAAGACCATGAACTCGTCGGCGGCGATGCTGGCGATGTCCGCCTCGCTGATGCCGCTGAACACGGGGTAAATGCTCGCGTCGCGCGCGACCGTCATTACCGTGCTGGAGGACGTGAGGACCGTCCAGAAGCCAGTGTTCAGATCGTTGAAGGGCCCCGCGTCGTCACCGGTCGAGATGCCCGGGATGAACAGCACGTCTCCGGCAACCACGGCCGAGAAGGGCGTACCGCCGTCAGCGGTGATCGTGAGGCTGAGGTTGGAGTTCACGACCAGGTCCAGCGTGCGGCCGGTCAGGTTGATTGCACGGTCCGTGCGAAACACGGGGGCGGCGCCGGCACCAGTCCAAGTGAGCCGGTACGTGATGGCATCGATCGCGGTAAGGTCGAATGCCGTGGAGGCGTCCACACTGATGGTGCGCAGACCGTCCACGACCGTCACCGATCCAGCAGGGTCCAGGTGGAACTCCTGGGTCTGGTCGTTGTCGACAGGGATGTTCTGAAGCGACAGCTTCTGGTCGATGCCCTTTCGGGTCGGATTGCTGGTAGGGGGCAGGTCGTCGAACCCGACCGCGCGCATCACAAAGCTGAGAAACGAATCCATGGGAATTCTCCTACAAAAGATTGCCGCCGAGATAGGCCGCCACCCTGGCGCCAACCTCTGGACGATCAAGAAAAAGACCAAGAGCCAAATTACATCGGTTACACAGCAGGCCACGGACCTTGCCCGACTTATGGTCGTGGTCCACGTACAGGACGGAAGGTGCGTCCCTGCAAAGGTCACACTTCCCGTTTCGGTCCTCCACCATTTTGGCGTAATCCGCCTCGGTGAGACCGTATCGCTTCAGCTGTGAGCGCCTAGCGTTCGCCCGATATTTTTCCGGGTTCTGACGCTGATACTCAAGCTGGTAGTTCCGCTGGTACTTCTTGTACGAAGCTCGACGGCGTCGGCGCGCCTCCTGAGCGTGCAGACTCACTCCGCATCTCCAGCGCTGGCGCCCGTCTCGATGCTTGCCACCTACCCGAACCTGGACAGAACCGCAAACCGAACAGTCAGCGACCCGACCCATGGGATCGATGTTGGTTACGTGGTGGACTTGCACCTCAATTAGATTGCGACCCTTAAATCGACCACTTAAAACGGCCACGACGGCCCTGCGAGCCCGTACTCCCCTCGGAGTGACCGCCCGACTCCTCGATGACCTTGGACATCCAGCTCTCTACGGTGTAGCCCTGGACCTCCTCCTGCTTCAAGTCTGAGGTGCCTCCCCCAACCGCCAGGACCCGACCCTTGTCGGCCGCGAAGACGTTCATAATCCCGTACCTGAGGGCGTCGCACTCGTCGTCCTCCTCGTCCGAGGGTCGGTCGGTGATGCGGCCAGCCTGGTCCTGGACCCAGTGGTACTTGGAGAGGCGACGGCAGAGCAGGTCCACGCCTGGGTCACCGCCCAGGAAGAACATCAGGGGCTCTGACATGGGTGGGCGGAGGCGGAGGTGGACGAGGTTGATGCCCCCCACGACCGAACCGGCCTGCTTCTGCCACTCCCGCATGCGGAACCCCGACTTGCGGAACGTGTCCCGCATCTGGCGGTTCTCGGGGTCGGCGAAGATGGTCGGCTCCCACTCCTTGATGCGCGCGGTGCAAACCTGGACCTGCTGGTCAGGCAGCAGCTCGGGCTCAGCAATGACGTCGACCACAAAGGCGCGGTAGCCGTCCACGAAGAACGTGACGACTGCGAAGATGTGGGAGTAGCCGAAGTCCAT